GGTGTCAAAGCTCCATCAGTCAATATTAATTGTTTCTCATTGCCAGCATAGAAATTAATAGTGTCAGCAGTTTCAAAGTCAATCTTTGTTTGATCATCTTCACCAATCTTTATGTCAGTTGCTAACAAAGAAGTAATTGTTGTTTGTGCTGCTCCAAGTGCAAAGTCTAAAGTATTATCAGCATCTTGATACGTAACAGTTATACCTGTTTCAGTATTAGAGCTAACCATTGCACCAACAGTATCAGATATAGTTTCTGCTAATGTTGCACCATCAATTGTAATAGCATCAGCTTCTAATGTTCCATCAATATCTACATCACCACTTATATCTAATGTAGCTGCGTCTAGTTCGCCAGTAATCGTTAAGTTTCTTAAACCTGTGTAATCTTTATTTGAATCTAGTATTACTGCTTTAGAAGCGATTGCAGTTCCAACTGCTGTTGAACCTAAATCAAGTGCATTAAGTTCTCCAACTACAGCCGTAATGCCGTCTAAAACATTTAGTTCAGTAGCCGTTGAAGTAACTGCTACGTCTTCATTAATCTTAGGAGATGTTAAAGTTTTATTTGTTAATGTGTCAGTAGATACCAAAGATACTAAAGTAGAACTACTTCCTGCTGGAAGCAACATTGTATTTGTTACTGCTGCTGAATGTGGTTGAGATTTAACTATTTGACCGTGACTATTGCTTTCACAATTAAACTGTATAGAACCAGCATTAGTATTGCCTTTTACTGTTACGTGTCCAGTTCCATTAGGTGCTAGTTCAAGATCAGCATTAGACGTTGTAACAATGTCTTGACCATTCATGTCAAGATTGCCACCTAACTGTGGTGTGGTATCGTCTACTACATTAGATATTGCACTAGATGTAGCTAGTCCTGCAACAACAGCACTTCTAGCAATTTTTTTAAGTCCACCACCTGATGTATCAACAGCCATAAAAACATCATCATTAGCTACTGTAGCTATTTCCGACAAACTTGCTACATCAACAGAACTAGCTGTAGTTGCGGTAGTTGCGGAAGCAGAATTACCACTGTAACCTGACGATGTAATAGTTCCTAAAGAAGAACCTGCGTCAGCAAAAGTAATTGTTCCTCCGTCAGCGTCTAAAGTAATTCCACCGGAGGAATCTAGGGTAACTGTAGTACCTGCCAGTTCAGCAGTACCATCAGCAGTTATTTGAATGTTAGCCGCAGCAGCGGCAGCGTCAGTTGTTACTATGTCCAGTGTTCCGTTAGTTCCTGCTGTTATCGTTGCAGTGTCACTAGCAGAACCCGTCATGGTAATTATTTTACCGTTTATAGCAACATCGTCTACGGTCAATTCCGTTGGGTTTGTACCTATCTCCAAGACATTCGCACTACCGTCCTCTGAGTACAGACGTTTATTGGTTAAGTCTAGGGCAGGTTCCCCTTGAACAAGGTCGGAAGCGGATGGCGCACCAGAGCCATGTTTTAATTTAATAGTTGATGGCATGAAATATTCCTCTTAAACTACTAATATTAGTATTATCAATAATCCTAATGCAAGAGCAACTATCAGAGGAACAGGTTTTAATAAAAATTCCTTTATCTGTGTGCAGCGTTGATTTAATTCAACATTAATGATATTCAAAGACTCCTTAGATTTGTCTCGTTGTTGTTTAGCGGAGTCGAGTATTTTACGTAATTCTAAAGGAGTAAGTTTTGGTTTTTCCATAAAGCTCCACCGTAAAATAAAAGGGGGACCGAAATCCCCCCGTAGGTTGTATTACTCGTCAGCAATAACAATTATAAAACCAGCTTCAGGGCGATAAGTCTCTACGCCATACAAGCAATCCGCTGTGTATAGGGTTGAGAGATATTCCTGCTTATACTGGGTTTGTGAACGTACATTAACTTGTTCTGCCAAGACTAAAGCGTCTTTATGGAAGAACAAACATCCTCTGGAGTCCAAAGATGAAGCACTGTTTTGACCAGCTACTTCAATGACAGGACAGTTAGAAGAGACATAAACGTCTACACCGTACAAGTTACCAATAAGTCCAGACTCTACGCCTTTGCCTGTTACAAAGTCAGAGCTAACATATCGGTCAATACCCATAATTGATTTACGGGCGGCAGGGGGTACAATCAGATTCCTATTATCCATAGGAACATTTTGATCGTCCATCAGCTTAATTGCTTCACGGAACGCTAGGTCAGTAAAGTTATCACCTGTTGCAACAGTGTCAGCGGCATAAGTCGCTAGTCCTGAAGAGGCGTTAACATAAAATGAATGAGTATTAACCCAGTTAGCTCCAGTGTTTGCAGGAGTAGCAGTACGAGTACCGTCTCCAAAACCTGTAGCTGCATTAACAAGGTCAGTATCAATTCGGGTTGCTAGAGCATAACCAGCGTCTTCAGTGTAAAACTGACGTAGGCTGGATAGAGCTTGAACTTCAACGATGTCTTCAATCAAACGTGAATATTCAAAATGACGATCAATATCAACATCAATTTCGCCTTCAGTGTTTGCAATGATTGTTACCGCTGTGTCAGCCGCTTTTGCGTTTGCATCACCACGGGTGGGTTTAGGAATATGAATCTTGTCTCCTTTTTTTCCACTCATGGACATTCTTTTAACAAGGGGAGCCATTTTTAGTGACTTTTGATAAGCCGCTATAATTTCATCGGACCAAATCTCAGGGATAAACTTATCCGCTTCAGTTTTGGCTGTATTACCCGATGCTCCTGGGTAAGTTGCAGTAGCCATAATTTTCTCCTAGTTTAGACTACCTGACCCGTCCTTCCTTGTATGCAGTTAATATCTCTTCGGATAGTGACTGATACCTGTCGGGGTCAGTTCTCATAAGTTTAATAATGTCGGCACGACGATAGATTTTCTTGGAAACAGAATTACTGCCTCTTGTATTTCCTGTACTGGCTGCTTTAACCGCTTTTTTACGTCCTTGTTTTTCCATCTGGGCTGTTTGATTAACAACCTGTTGACGTTCCTTCCATGTTGTGAAAAGTTCATCAGCGGAATCAAAGTCGTATGCCTGGTCAGCATAAGCAAGTAACTGTGTCCTGATTTTGGAACCTTTGACCCATTCTACAAACTTAGGGTCTTGCATAATAGTTTCAATGTCAGGATGTTTCTGCTGTAACTGAGACAAAGCGTTTTGAGCTTTAAGCTGTTGATTTAATTCCTGTGTCTGTTTAACACTAGGATGATTTTCAATAGCTTTTGATACTGCCTGTTCAGGATCGGTAAAAAAATCTACCTCTTCCGTTGGTTCTTGTGTTGGTGCGTTTGGTTGTGTGAGTTGTGTTTGGCTTTGGATAAACTGGTCTACGACCTGTCTGAGTTCACCTACTTCACCACTTTGTCTTCCTAATGCTTTTTCAGCTTCCTGGTGCATCTGGACTACATCTTGTAGGCTTTTGCCTTGGTATTTAGCTGGTACGTCTTCCTCTTCCGGTTGAGCTTCTTCCTGAGTAGGTAGATTCTCTTGTTCCTCTAAGGATTGTACTTCTTCACCTTCGGCTAACTTGTCTTCCGTTTCCTCACGCTCATCTATCAGTCTTGCTGCCATTATTAATACTCCGTCTCTCGATTATGGAGAAAATTATAGAAGGGCTATAGTTTTCCTTCCGTTAAGATTTAGTCTTTGAGGCTTGTTCGTGCTTGTCTGCCCATTTTTTAGTTGCGGAAGGAAAATCTCCGCTAATAGGGTCAAGTTCAAAATTACCACCACTGACCAATCGTTTTGCATCAGCACCACATCTGCACCTACTTTGTGTTACTGATGCTTCTACGTACTCTTCAAATTCATGCCCGTTAGTACAACGAAAATCATATAAGATCATTCGGATTCTCCAGGATCACTGGATTCAGTTTCCGCATTTTCAAATGATGCAGTAATTTGAGATTCTAAATTTAATAGATTAGCTACAATGTTTAATTGACCCTTCCTGAAGAATAAGTCTTTTTCATCTTTAGCATGTTCTACTGAATTAATGTTTGTTACGTTTCCTGAAAATTCCTTAAGGAGTTGTTTCCAGCCCTGTGTCCTAAACATTTCAAAGTAATTATTAAAATAGACTTCTAACTCTTTTTCTATCACTTGTTTCTCCTGTAAATGGACAAGTATACTTTATTTTAACATATTTTTAACTAAAAAGCTAGTCTTTTGTTATTTTTTTACATTTTTAGTTTTTTTCTTCTTAGGTGGTCTTCCTCTTTTAGTTCCATAAGTTCCTGTTCCGTAAGGCATGTGTTTCTCCTTTAGTTTACCAGTTTTTACACGACCAATATCGTGCAGTTAGTTTACTTGGTTTATCTGTATCACATTTATGTCTTGCTCTAAAAGATTTACGTCTGGCTGGCTGGTCTTTTTTAATTGACATATTAGCGTCACCAAAACGTATAGTTTTAGTTTTGTTTCCTTCTTTAGCTACAACAACAAATTTTTTAGTAGCATGTCCTGGAGTTCTTTTAGGTGTGTTGTACTTGCTTACTCCTGCTCTGGCTAGTTTTGGGTCTTGACTTTTTGGCATTAGTTAGCTCTCCTATCTGTTTAGTTAATTCTTGGAACAGGTGGTCCTGCTCTTGGAATTTCTGGTTGACCTGAGACACTACGTCCTGCAATTCCTTCTGCGTTACCATCATTTTCTAATCCTCTCATCAGTTGCATTATCTGGCCTTCCTCGTCCGGTTGGTCAGTGCCATTTGCTTGAGGAGCAGGAGTTTTTAAATCTAACTCTTTTTCCTTTAGCATTGTCTGAGCAATTTTTAACCTGCGCTCAAATTCTTTATCGTCCTGATCTCCGGATTTAAGATTGGTAGTAATTGCCTTAATCCGGTCAATTTCAGTTTCAACAGGAGCTAATTCAGCTTCAACGGACAGTTTATTGGCTCTGGCTTTAGACTCTTGAGCCTGTCCTTGAAGGACTGCTGTTTGAGACTGCTGGAACTCCAGTTCTGCCTGTTGTTTGGCTTGATCTTGCTGTTGTGCCTGTTGTTGCTGTTCAGGAGTCATTTGTGCCTGTTCAGCAGCTTGTTTTAATGTATCCAACAGTTCTTCCCTGTTTGACAAGTTCATGTTTTCCACAATGGACTGAACTAGGGACGGGTACATTGGTGAATCTGGTTTCATGGTTTGAAGTAACTGTGTTAGCTGTGTTACTTCGTACTCTCTGGCAATAATACCTAAAGTTGAGGACGCATTAAACTTATAGTCAGCAACTGGGTAATTTTCAGGGTCAAACTGCATGTATCGACATGCTGCTTTTTTAACCAGAGGTAATAAAAATGCTTGCTGGAAATTAATCAGGGTACGCTTATGCCGTTTAATAATAGCACCAAGGGACATAGATATTCCAGCCGCAGTAGCCTCTCCATTGACCTGACCTGCAATACCAGCAGAATCAACGGCTCCAGTAGCTTGTTGAACCATTTGTTGAAGAGCCGATGCTTGAGCAAAAGTAATTTGATTAACCTGTCCAAAATTAAAAGGCTGTAAAACTTCACGGGGATCACCATTTGTTAAGATCATCTTACCTGGCCTGATTTCAGGTCTGGCTCCTCTGGGAAGCCTTGTAGCATCAATAGCCATCATAGGATGAATAGTTAAACTTAGTGCGTCAATCCTAGCTCTTAGTTCTGTGTCAAGAGCTTTTTGGCTATTGTAGCCTTTTTCGCACACTCCTCTACCCCAAAACTTACTGGGAACTACGTCCCAAGGAAACGCCACTACAGGACGATCATTCATCATGTATGGATTAGCTTCCGCTTTTAACAAAATATTTTCATTAGCTATTACTACAACTGCTTCAGTGTACTGTGTTTTTTCTTCGTCCGTATCTAGATTTTCGTATTCTTCGGAATTTTCAAGAAGTTCAGTAGGTACTAAACCGTAGTATTTAGTTAAGCGTACACGGTCTGTGTTGTACATAATTAAATCTTGATCCGCTTCTAAATCAGAGTCCACTGAAGCTGAACCAACATACACATCTGATTTATAAACTTCTTGTTCCTGTAGTTGTTCAACAACATGTCTGCTTACAAACTCATCAATTCCTACTCCTAGTGCATCGTCTATGCTTGTAGCCGTGGGATCTATAAGGAAGTTTTGTGGCATTACAGGACGTAACTTAACCATTACCCTGTCAGTAATATTAACTCCTACTGCCTGTAACTGACCGTCCATGACGGGTTGTGTTGCCGGAGCCATTTCCTTTTCTTCCTCAATAACTATTTCACCAATACCTGTACCAAATACCGCAGCATTGATTAGACATTCCGCTACTGACTTACGAATCATGGTTTTTTCAAAGTCTTCAGTCAGTTTGTTTCTTAAAAACATTACGTCAGCACGTTCAGGATCACCCATATCGTCCGTTACGTCAAACCACTTACCTCTACCAAAGGTGGCTTCCTCCATCTCCGCTACATTGGATTCCACAGCCTGTTGTAGCGCAGGGGATATAATCCTGGAGCGTTCTGAGGCT